AGTTAAGGAGCTGTGGTATGAGTTCCTAGTAGAATACCTTAGGTTCCTAACAAGCAAGGAGATAGCTACTGGTATTATAGACACTGGAACCTTGCTCTGGGAGATAATCTGCACTGCTTACCTTCAGGAAAAACAGGAAATGCAGTTTAATTCTGAGGGTAACCTATTGCCTGGTGAGAAGCTTAGGGTTAGTCTGTTACCTATAGAATATAGGGAGCCTAACATCAGGATGAGAGGCATAATATACCAAGCCAAGGCTCATGGTAAGCATTTGGTTCTGGCTCACCATGCTAGGGATGAGTATAAACCAATGCTTAATACAAAGACTGGTAATATTGAGGATGGAAGGAGTGGTAAGAGGGAGAGGTCGGGGTTTTCATCTTTGGGTGATAGTGCAGATTTGATGCTCCATACCTACACGGATAATGGTAAATTCTTTTGTGAGGTTGATGCACCATCGGTGCCTAGTCCATTGGTGGGTATGGTATTCGGGAATCCTAGCTATGATGGTATAATGGCAGCCATCAAGAGGATAAAAGGAGAACTTTAAGAATTGAATAGCTGGCTACCGATAGGGAGTTGCCACAACCCCTACTATATTGAGCCGTGAAAGTCGGTTTGAAGATAACTTAATGTCTTAGCGGTTTGGTGAAAGTCCATTGAGAGCAGAAAACCTATCTAAGCCTAAAGTGCCCAGAGGAAGAATGACTGGGTTAAATGAGGAAGGCAATCAGCTTTAGGAACTACACTAAGTGACAGGGTGTTGGAAGGGAAGTAGCAAGAAACACGGTGAACCAACAGCTACTAGCCAGCCTAAAGATTAAAGAGGAGAGAAAAATGAATGGAACTGTTATGATGACAACATTCTTTTGTGGTGGTTGTGGAGTGCATGTAACCATAGAGAAGCGGAGTGCTAAAAAGGAATTAGAGAGCTTGGGCTGGGAGGGAGGTATCCTTTGCCCCCATTGTGTCTATGAGAACTCCACCAGCTTCTTACTCAATGAGAAGTTGAAGACATACGAAGGTGAGGAGGAAAAGATTGCAAAAAGGGATAGAGAAGGACAACGAGCTGATTAAGGATTAGATGGTATTCGTGGATGTTTTTGAACCAGTAGAATTGGAAACTCTAATCCAACAATCCGTGCCTACAACCAGAGGTCCATTTAATTCCCATGGACTACCTGATTATCATTGGTTTGCTGTTGATGGTCATAGGATTGGAGTATCCAGAAAACAGGCTGGTGAGTTACTAGGAGGGCTGGATGATGCTGAGGAGCAATTAAGGAAGGATATGCTATCAGTGGATGAAATGTATTTGCTGAATGAAGGAGTATTCAGTGGTACATTGTATAATAAGAAGCCAGGAACACAGGTATGGTACCCGTCTAAGGATGGGAGATTCCTAATTCCAGGGCACAAGTTTGGAACCAGCATCGCCTCATTCTATGCCTGGATATACCAACTGGATAAGGCTGGTATCACATACCTCCCAACTTTTGATTGGACAGAAACAGCCCAGGCTTTGGTAACCATGCACAATAATTCCATAAAGCCTGAACACACCACACTCCAGAGGTATATTAAGCAGAAGATTACTCCAAAGCAGCATAATCACCATGTGGAGACTCTTATGGGAATTAAAGGAACAGACCGAGGACCGCTACTTGGTGAGGGAAAGGCTAAGGCATTGGTAGAAAGATTCGGGACTGTATGGTATATATTATTGCAAGAGCCTGAGGAGTTGGCCCAGGTCGAGGGAATAGGACTAATCACTGCAAGGAAATTATTAAAGGCTATAGGGAGAACAGTATAATGAAATGCTTTAAGTGTGGTAAGGATATGGAAAGAAAGGATAGTGGTCCAACTATAATGGGAATAAAGGTGGATGTTACCATCGGTGAGCCAGTCAGAACGCAAGAAACCATCAACTATAATAATCTCCAGTTAGGTAAGTATAGTGATGGCAATGGTGAGTGTTGTGTTGGTATCTGTTATGAATGTTACATAGATGGCTTATTCAAATAAGGAAACTAATGGAGGACAATATGACAATACATAAATACATAGAAACACCAGGTGTGGATACCATAAGCAACTATGTAGGTCAAACGCCACCAAAGACGGTGGATGTTGGTGCTATGGCAATGAAGGCATTGCAGCAGGCACAGACAATCGGACTGCGTAAGTGGATGGCTACAATACCATACTGTGTTGTATGTAAGGAACCACTGATATGGGTCCGCAATTCCACACTTCTATTCAAATGTCCTAAGTGTGGCATGGAATGGTATAAGAATGAAAATTGGGATAAGGAAATAAAGGCAATATTGGTTAAGCATGGAAACTAAAATTGAATGGGTGCTTCAGGAAAAGTTTGCACCTCAATACCCTAGGTCTGAGGAAGGCTGGGTAATATTCCCAGATGACTCAGAGTGGAGAAGGGCTGTATTCCCACCAGAGGTTATGGCACACTCAGCCAAAGCCCCTCCTGGGTTAATAGTATCCATAGTGGAATATGTCAGCAAACCAGGTGAAACCATATTAGACCCTATGACTGGTAGTGGAACCATAATGCTAGCAGCCTTAGCTGGCAGGAATGTCATCTGTATCGAGATAGAGGATATATACCAGGCAAGCCTATTGATGGCTAGGCAGAACATAGAGCTAGACACCAAGAGCACCATTACAATACTTCAAGGTGATTGCAGGGATTTCCTACCAATCATGGTTAACCATATTATATTTAGTCCTCCCTATGCCCAGATATTGACTACCAGGAAAGGACCAGAAAGGGAGAGCACCAAGTATTTGGCTGGCTCAAGGAAGGGTGTAGAGGACGGTGCTTGGTCACCAGATTATACCAAGAATACTAGGAATATAGGCAGGCTGAATAAATTCCTCTATAACCAGGCTATGGAGAAGGTGTATAAACTATGTTATGATAGTATCCTGCCTGGTGGCACCATGACCGTGATATTAAAGGATTATATCAAGCAAGGTAAGAGGGTATATCTAAGTGATTGGTTAATCAGAACCTGTGTTAAGATGGGATTTGAGAATATTGACTGGTTTAAGAGAGATGCCCCAGGCACAGGGTTTCTGAAGTTATGGAGAAGCAGAGGCTATGCCACTGTCCAAGACGAAGACGTGGTGATTTTCAGGAGAAACAAATGACAGGATGCAATTTATATAATTATGAAGGAACTAAATTCCCACAAGGTCAGGTAAGAAAGGGATATAAGGAACAGTGTATTTTGCCCACGATTCCGAGCACAACTTTTACTACTATGGTGATGTGGAACCTAGGTCAGGACTATATACCGATTACCTCACTGACCCAAAGACCATAGCCGTAGATGTAGAAACCATCAGCTTGAAGGAAAGGATAGCCATTGGGGTTGGTGTAGCACCTAGTTCCAAGATGGCTTTCTATTTCCCACTGTTTCCTAAACCATCAGAATATACTCCTTGGCACCTGTTAAAGAACCCTGAGGTTAAGAAGATATTCCATAATGCACCATTCGATTTATTATGCCTTAGGGAATATGAAATATCCAATGAGAATGTTAGTGATACCAGCGTTATGGCTCACCTATTGAATATATCCCCAGCCAGGTTAATTGATTTGGTATCCCATGTGGCATTGTATGGAGGTGAGCTATATGAGTGCCATGCCACAAAGGACATATTGGGAAAAGGACAGATAATGTTGGATTTGTCTGAGGAAACAGTGGCTAGACATTGTTGCCAGCATACTGTGGCTACATACCATGTCCATAACCACCTGTTACCTCAGATGGATATGGACTACTATAACAGTGAGATGGAAGTTATCCCAGTGTTGATGGATATGTCCTTCAGAGGATTGTTAATAGACCAGGAAGCCAGAGCCAAACTACAAGTAAGGCTGGAAAAGGAAGTTGAATACTATCTGGACTTGGCATACACTGAGGGATTTAATCCTGGCTCCAATCAACAGGTTGGTTATACATTGGCTAAGAGAGGAGCCTATAGTGTATTTAATAGGATACCATTTACCAGAGGTGGTACAAAAGGCAGGAAACAATTAAATACCAGTGTGGAGGTATTGAACAAAATGGATGACCCAGTAGCAGCAATGGTATTGGATTATAGAGGCAAATCCAAACTACTCAGCACCTATATTAAACCTTGGGCTGGTGAGGATAGAGCCTATACCAGGTTTCACATGGATGCTATAACTGGCAGACCTAGCTCTACTGATAGGAACTTACAGAATGTCCCACCTGGTGAGGCTAGAGGAATATTCCTGCCAGACAGTGGTGTGTTCACCGATGCGGATTTTTCCCAAGTGGAACTAAGAATATTAGCCCATTTATCTGGTGATAGGGAAATGCAGTATATTTATAGTCTGCCAAAGTTTAATTCCGATGGCTCACTAAACGAGGAGGCAGACATCCACCAACAAACGGCTAACTTCCTAGGCATACCAAGGAGACCAGCCAAGAATGTGTCCTTTGCCATGATTTATGGGGCTACAGATGAAACCATTGCCGAGACTGCCCACATTAGGAGTATATCCAGAGCCAGACAATTAAAGGAAATGTGGTTTGAGAAGTATAGGGAGGCTGGTGATTATATCCAAGCAATTCAGGAGGAAGCATTGAGGAATCCCTATGCCACTACTCTATATGGTAGGAGGATTAGATTGCCAACAATAGATGAGGAGTCGGAAGGTGGTATAATGAGGAAGGCTGTGAACTATCCTATTCAGGGAAGTGCGGCGGAAATACTAAAGCGGGCATTGATTAAGTGTAAGCATCTGCCTATTGTGCTCCAGATACATGATGAACTGCTATTTGATGGGAAGGTAGAACTGCCAGATTTGGAGAACATGGCACCATTGCACACACCGATTGAGGTTAAATATCTGGAGCGGTGGGAATGATTATTTCCTTCTTTTCTTCACTTCACCACGGGCTGGAGGTCCACCACCTTTTGGATAACAAACATGGATATAGGTTCGGGATTTCTTACCCTTAGGCTTTATGGTTCGGACTCTACCTCCAGCCTTAACGCATCTAGTAAACTTTGGTGGCAATTCATACCTCCTACGCTGGTTGTCTTTGGGACACCATACTAAACTCTTTCCTCATTTGCTGTTTGTCCTTCAATATTGTCCAAAACTCATTCCTCCGCTCAATGGCTTCATTGAGGTATTTATCAGCCATAGCCATTTGCTGAATCCCGATGGTAATGTAACCATCAGTTTGCCTGGCAATCAGTTCTTGGCTGGCTAATCTTCCACTAGCCTCGGCAATGTAAACATTACCTTGGGCTACCTTAATCCCTGCCTCGTTGATATAACTGGTTATTAGGCTCAACTTGACATTGGCATGAGCTATTGCCCTATCAGCCAAGGCTACCCAGCCACCAGCCTCACCAAGGTATCTGTCCGCCAATCCTAATCTACTGTTGGCTTCACCAATATACCTATCAGCTCCACCAAGTCTACCATTGGCTTCATCCACATAGCTTCTGGACACGGCAATCCTACCAGCACTCTCACCAATATATGCCTGAGCCTGGTTTACTCTCTCTCTGGCTTCATTTATATATCCAGATACAAGGTTGGCTCTGGCATTAGCCTCATTGATATGAGCACCAACAGAGGATAGCTGGGTAGATGCCTCACTGAGTTTGGCAGTTCTCCTACTCTCGGATAGTCTGGCTAGTGCAGCCATCACCTGAGCATAGGTGCTATAGACATCGGCTACCCTATCACCTATATTAACCTTATTTATGTAGTCATCACCAGATTCTAGGTAGGCATTAGCCTTGGTTCTGTAGGCTTCCTCATCAGTCCACATGGCTGCCAGTTCAGCCAGGGCAGTCTCCATGTCAGTGATTTTGCCAGCTACCTTACCCAATGCTGTATTTGCACTGGTAAGTTCGGTATTGATATTCTCCATGTCTTGACCAGCACCACTACCAGCCTTGGCTACCTCGGTAGCTACTTTGGCTAATGCGGTAATAGCCTCTGCACTGTGGGTGGCTACCTTGGCTAATGCCTGACCAGCAGTGGTGATTTCACCAGCCACACTATCCAATGCAGTGTCAGCTTCTCCTACATGGGTAACTATCTTATCCAGAGCGGCATCTGCACTTGCTAGGAAGGCTGATATGGTGCTCAAGACGGAGTTGATGGCAGTAGCCTCTGTGATTATCTTCGCCAATGCTACGGCTATGGCAGATGCCACAGCACCAATATTACCTAATGCCGTCTCAGCAAGGCTATTATCAAGGGTGGCTATGGCGGTATTGGCGGCACTAAGGGCAGTCTTACCATCATGTTCAGCCTTCAGACCTCTGGACATCAAGGCATAGGCAGCAGCACCCTTGAGGATTAACTCATCCAAATATCTGGAGAAACTACCATTAGTGGTAACGGTAGGAGCGGTGCACTCAGCCTCATAATAGATTACCAAATGTTTCTTCTCGTAAACTCTTTCACCTTCAAGGTTCATGAATAGGACATCTTCCCAGATGGAGAATGGAAGAAATGTCGGTGGAACATCACCCGCAGGGTATTCGATTCTCCTGACTCGGATTAGGTTAGCATCCATAGAGCTGATGTCCAAGCCAAGTCTGGACTTGGTGTAGGTAATCTTATAGGGAGTCGCCACAACCATAACACCACCATCAATGGTGGTTATCTCTCCATTGGCATAATCCATATAGTAGTCGGTGTCTCTGGTATAGGTAGTATCACCCGCCACATTCTTTACGGTCTCGGATTGCCACTTAATGGGTTTATTAGCCAATGCTTTATAGGTTCCATGGGCTGCTTCGGTGGTAAAGGATTCACTGGTTACTTCCAGGATAAAGGTGGTCTCATAGGTTTTTTCATCAGGGAGGAATCTGGACAAATCATTGACGGCTTTGTTTACACCTCTGCTTAACTCAAAGGCATCCCAGTCAGCATCTGCCAAATCAATCTTTAGGGCATCGTGCATATCCAATAGGTTCACATTATACCTCCTTTATGTCTATGAATTTGGGCAAGGCAGCCAGAATCCAAGGCTCTATTTCCAGGGCTTTATCCATATTGTGGTTGCACTTATCACAGGTGGCAGCTACCTTTTCGGGCAACTTCACCTTATCAAAAACAACCTCAACCTCTTGTGAAAACAACTCATTCATTTCCTCAATGAACTTCCCAAAGTTTTCACTTCCAGGCAATACCTTGATTTGCTTAGGGTTGTCAGGGTCTGGCACACCATAGGTCTTAATTAAACCATTCCTTACATTATCAATTACCTTTAGCTGGCTATCTAGTTTATTGGTGAGCATTGCCAGCCCATAGGCAACCTTGACTGGGAATTTCTGCACCATCAATCTGGCAAGTGGTTCCTTGGCTCTGAAAATCTCTCCATTTGTAAGTTTCATAACCCTCCTTATTAAATTTTGTAAAGCTGGATACCATAACCCACACCATTCAGGCTACATTTCAGATAGTAGTCCTTATCACCTGTGGTAATATCAGCAGCTACCAGAGGCTCGTGGTCATAGGAAGTTTCATCAAAGAGGAATAGATTTGCCCAACCACTTGATGTGGTTTCAAATCCAAACACAGCATCAGGCTTTGAACCTCCGCAGGTTATGAAGGCTGCGTATTCTTCCATCCCAGAACTGATGCCAGAACCATTCAATTGGTTATCAAGCCACACAGCAGCAACTCTGGAACCAGAAGCTGTAATTGCACCTTCCACTGCACCAACCTTGAGCCATGCAGCATACATACCATGAGTGGATGCACCAATAGCAGCCAATTTAGATGTGGCATCTTGGAGCATGGTGATAAATTGTGCTGCCATGGCTGTGGTTGGACCATCACCTGACTGTGCTTTAATTTCTGCCAAGCCAGCTATTGGGAATACCGCCTTTAGACCTGTGGTTTTCTGACAGACAAATATACCCCTATCATAACCTACACCATCGGCTGAGGTTGTGGTATAGAACCTTATCAAGCCACTTTGGTCCTCATCCGCATTTGATAGTGGACTATCGTATGTCCCAGCTCGCAGGAGAGCAGGTCCATCAGCACCAGTATGGTTTATGGCAACATTTGTGAAGTCAATGCAGTCATCCAGGTATGCTCCAGTAAATGCTAGTGGAACCAATGCCATAGTTACCTTACTATCACCTACATTAAAGTCAACATATTCAGTGGCACTGCCAAGGAATATCTTGAGGTCAATGTCAGTGGTGCCATCCCCAATGTTTATGGCTCCAGTATCATCCGTGGCTGGGATAATGGTCAGTAGGGCAGAGGTCCACTGAATGGTTATATCACTTCCATCACCAAGTATCAATAGGTCGGTATCACCTAGGTGCAGGTCAACAGCCTCAAGCTGCACCTTATCGGCACCCAGGTCAAATTTGACCCAGTTATCTGTCGTGCCACCATACCATAACACATCCATGGATTTAGCATCACCATCGCCAATCTGGATTGAACCAACATCATTTGTTAGTGGCACAATGAGCAGGCTGGTAGCATTCCAATAAATCTCCACATCGTCATCATCTCCAAAGGCAATAATGACATTATCATCCAGCTCTAAGGATGAGTCGGATGGGTCCCAGGTCATTACCCTTCCTGCGGTATCGGTATAATAGATTATGTCCTGTCCAGCACCATCCTCACCAACTGTCCAATCACCACTGTCATGGGTTAGGTCTGCATCCACAATGGTTTCAAGTTTCAGGTTCATCTTAGCCGCAGTTATGACATCCCCTGTGGCTACCGCAGTTCCACTCCCGCCTCTCTGGTCGTAGTGGATTGCTTTTAATAAAGACCATAATTTATCAAACATTCGTATTACCTCCTTCCTTATTATTTCGCCATCTAGTCATAATGCACCTCCTTATTTGTATTTGCTTTCGCCAAATTTTCCATTGTCATATTTACCTCCATAAATTATAATTGACCCATAAGATGTCTCACCATATTTAGCCGTGCCATATACACCATAAGCAGCACCATACACACAGAGACCATATTGCCCACCACCATATATAATAGGGACAAAAACCACCCTACCTACTTCATCAACACCAACATCAAAGGTTGAGCCATCACCACCATATCTGCCTATTGGTAATATGGGCAATAACCTCTTAACGCTATCAGTTAGCATATCCCAGGTGATGGCACCAGGAGGGATATGCAGCTTCCTTTGCTGGAGGTCTAGGTATTGCCTAGCTCTCCAGGCATCAATATCCCTTGGGCGTCCTGTCTTTTCCCGCCCCATTATATACCTCCCCCACACTCAGGAGCGTTCTTTCGGGCAAGCCTCCACATCCGCTCAAAACATACATATTTATCCCTACCCATACAAACATACGCTCCTGGTGAATATGTTATACCTTCATAGGTGCAGCCTGTTACAGGAGGAGTTGGTGTTGGTGGCGTAGGTGTTGGTGGCATAGGTCCTGGTGGTAATGTAGGGTCAATTGGCGGTATAGGCGGCTCTGGTGGTGCTGGAGGAGCAGGTGGTGGAGCTGGTGGAACTGGAGGAGTAGGAGTAGGTGGAACACCTCCACATCTAGGAGAATTCTCCTCTGCTAGTCTCCATCTACCCTCAAAGCACACATGGAGGTCAGCTCCCCTACATTCATAACTACCTTCAAGGCAACCACCACCAGCACATTCGGGAGCATTTTTCTCAGCAAGTCGCCATCTTCCTTCAAAGCAGACATACTTATCATCACCTACACAGGTATAGTTCCCTTCAATACATTCAGGCATTGGTGGTAGCGGTGGAACAGGTGGCATTGGTGGTCCTGGTTCTGGCATCACTCCTAGTGCTGGTGGTGGTCTTGAAATTACATCAGGTATAACAAAATCTGTGGTTAATTCACCCAATCCTAATGTTAAGCTATAGAGACCTGGACTCCACCTATGAATCAGGCTGGTAACTCTGACCCATGCCAGGGTTGGATACACTACAGTGGCTAAGGTAGTGCATAATGTTTCACCATATACCCAATCACCAACTGGTATGTGGGGTTCTATACATAGGGTTTCACCATAAGTCCAAGTCATTATTCCCTTACCATTCCCTTTTGGTTTAATTTTTGCAATTCACTTGCTATTGCCTTCCGTTTTTCTCTAATCTCTGGCGGTAATCCATTCTTAGTCCAAATTAACCGAAATGTCTCCTGGTATTCCATACCTATCTCTGCGTGCCTTGTTTTTATAAACAAATAGGGATATAAGAGATGGAGAATGTTTACAGCTTCCCATGAATGCCACCTCAATACATATGTTGGTTTGCGGTTACCACGCCCACCAGGATTTGATAACTCAATCTTACCACCAAAGTCCTCCTGTATGCACTCCAATACCATTAGATTAGTATTGCATATTGATGCTGTTAGGCAAGGAGAACTGCGATATTTGAAGGCTGACATTGCAATACTAACACTGCCTTCTCCATCAAAGAATCCTGCTACATAAGCTAATCCTAAACCATCAGTATCCATATCCATATCCTTAACAGGCTTTTGCCCGATGGCAGAAGTCCTGTCCTGGAGTTAGGTCAGTTACAGCATGGGAAAACTCCTCTACACCGAATGTGCCTTCCTCATACCATTCATTTATTAAGGCAGCAGCACTTACTCCCCAATCAAAACCTCTCTTGGTGGCAGCACCTTGGGTTATCTGGCCATTCACAGTTAGGGAGTTCTTGGTTACATCGGTGGCTGCTATGGTTACTACCTTTAATACTCCAGCCTCCTCATAAGTAACTACTAATAGAAAGTCATCCCCTTGAAAACGCCACGTAGTATCCAATGGTGGGCTGGCAGCTTTATCACTATCAGCCTTTATACCAAATATGGTGTAATCACCAGAAACTATGGAAGCTATCCCTGCTGCATTTAGTGGAATCTCACAGGCTACCATATCTGGCTGCATACCAGGGGTAATAAGTAATCCACCACAGTATATACCACAATCCCTTAGGTAACCATAATCCGACTTATAACCTGGGTATCCATAGTATAATCCTGGTGCCCTATAAAGTTTGGCGACATCTGCTACTGGGGTGGAATCAGCAGGAGGTCCAGTTACTGCAAATCTAACCAAACAGGTAATCTTAGCCGAAGATATGGCAATGCCAGCGGGAAGTGCTGTGGTATCAAAGAATAAACCACCCCTATCTATATCACCTTTCCCATCTGGGCGTGCCCACCAACCCATTGCTATGTAAGAACCTTTATTGGCCTGGTCAGATTCATCGGCATAATATGCCTCAGACCAACTATTTGCGTATTTATACCACCAACGATAGGCAATTCCAGAAACAATAGGATAACTATTCTCAGACATTTTTACCTCTCATCGTAAATTCCCACACGGTCGTAAAGCTCCACTCGGCAATCGTGAGGGATTATCAATCTACCAGCCAGCATTTCAAACATTATTCTGGTTAGGATAGCCGAGGCTCTATTCTCGGCATCGGAGGCATTATCTATATCCATAGCTATGTGGTGCCTGGTGATTCTCTTATATTTATTGATGGAGTCCTCATCCTCAGCCTCAACGGTGATTAGGTCAGTCCATTGTTCATCCTCACCAGGGTTGGCATATACTATTATATGGTTAGGTATGGCTATGTTTAGCTTCTCCGCATATTCATGGAAATAATGGGCGGAGTTATAACTATAGGACTCATCCTCATCATCGGATTCCTGAGGAAATCTAACCTCAAATTGGAGGTTGGTTAATGGTCTGATAAAGCATTTGGTCATGGCTACCAGGCGGTATATGACCTCGGCAGGGTTCTCAAATGGGTTCTGGTTTAGCCAAACCTGGGGACATAAGGTATCTATTATACCATCATCCTGGTCTCCTAAGGTATTTAGGGTAAATCCAGAGGCAGCTATTATGTCCTTGATGGTATCATAGATGGTATATTCCTCCCCATATGACTCATCAAAATAGGGTGGGTCGCCTTTAGTTACTATATCCAATTCACTCATGTGAGTCCACATTCCTTCACATTGCAGCATCATGAATAGGTCTCCTTCCCTGGAGACAAGTTGGGTCCACTTGACCCATAACCTCGGGGTGCTGGCATAGTCCACTCCACCATCTGACAGGATGGCACCATAGCCTATTTCTAGCCAGGCACCTCTAAGGTCTGGGATGGCTCTATCATTATCATAGAGGAATACATTAGCCCAATCATTGTATGGTTCCTCTATATGTTTTAGTTGGATAAGCCTGTGGGAATAGTCATAGTGTCCTCCAGCATTGGTGGTGAGGTAAATGCGGATATAAGGCTTCACAGATGCTGCCTGCTGGGCGGACTTCAAGGCACTAGAGATTGTCCTCATTACACACCACCAGGTTCACCGTGTTCCATCCCTGGTCGGGTAAGCTGGTCAGTGCTCTTGCCAGTGGCTTTTTCAACCATACTATATACCCTAGCCTGACAGCTACTCCTAGGATTACCTTCATTGATACATTGTTCTATGCTCCTGGAAATAGCCCTCTTAATATCATCAGGACTGGAACTTGGTGTTAGTGCTTCTACAGGTAATGCCATAATTCACCTCCTTTAATCTAAATCTAAATCGAAATGGTTGGTATGGAGATATTCAAATATATCATCCCATAGGTGCTCAATATCAGCCTGGATATTAGCTGGTAAGTCAGGTGCAGGTGTTAGACTCCTTGAGAATGTGGTAAGATGAGCATTAATTATTATACCTGTCTTAAAATCAATATTGAGCCTAATTGCCTGCCCGTCCTTAATTATCCTAAGCTGCTGGAGTTGTAGGCTTTTAACCGTTGCTTCATTATCTGCCATTTCAAACCTCCTTATGCGTCTACCTCAATGCCCCATAGGATACCATCCTGTTTCATATTACCAGTGGTAGCAAGGGCATCAAGGGCTCTCCCTTCAAGGTTAGTTGCGGGCCAATAATGCCACCCATAAAACTTCCCAAGGACATCCTTGCTGAACTGGTATTGATGCCCCTCAGAGAGCTTAATGGCTGGCACGAATCCTGGATTGCCTGAATAAGTGTAGTAAGGCCAAGAGAGGTCAGCCTGCATTTCATCTCCAATATCCCAGTAGTCAGTCCAGTTAGTTGCTATACCTGGTTCATTACCGCCAACACCTGCCACCGCAGTGTGAGTCCATTGATATTTACACCTGTAACCACTAGGAAGAGAGATGCCATTTCGGACATAGATATGCGATACGAATTGGTTGAACACATACTTCTGACCAGCTGCCCAGACATAATCATAGGTTGGTTGTCCCTGTGTCCAATAGGTCTCCCAATTAGCTCCTACTCCAGGTTCATCATCATCTGCACCAGATGTATGCCGTACCTTACAGATAAAGATAGAACCAGCATTTCGCCTATGGATGATGTTCTCCCAATAGCTCTGCCCAGTCTCCCACTCCAGGTTTACACCTTTTCTCCAGCGAAAGTGGGTGCCCAGTAACCCTATTCCATTGGTCTGGGTTAGTTGAACAGTAGCCCTAAGCCCAATGAACACCTTGCCATAAGGGATGAAATAATGCTGGAGATGATGGGGAAGGTCCTCTCCCCCTCTTTCGTGGAATGTTCTGGCTGGGTTCATAGCAACATCGGTAGGAAGGTATAGCTCCTTTACCTGGCTCCAATCATTGAAGTTGTATCCGCCTAGGCTAAATTCGTATGTTTTCAACCTCAACTCCTCTACGCATCTACCTCAATACCATACAGGACACTACCTGACTTTATGGTGTAGTTAGAAGAACCACTATCAGACTCGGCTGTAATATATTTATCAGCACTAAAAACACCAATACAGTCCGTCATGAATGGTAGTAATGTGCCATTAGCAAGTTTAAGGACTTCTCCAGTTGCATCAATGACCCCATCTGCACCAGTGGATTCGCCTATCCTACCTACCATTGCAATTTGCTGTAGCCAGACCAAAGCCTGGAAGGATATAAACACTTTACCAGTAGGTACTTGGTAATCATCACCAGTGCTGGCATCATGGAGCGTGGAAGGATGGTCATTATAGGCATTGGCATCAAGTGTCAATGTCTTTATCTTGTCATGACCATTGAAGTTTACACCACCTATGCTAAATTCATACTCTCTTGCCTTTAGAGAAGCTTCACTCATATTACCTCCTATCCTACCTCTATTATATCGAGGTTATTTAATTGCAGGGTTTCATCCTCTCCATCTGCTGCCTCCGAACTTCGGAACTGGACCTTGTATCCAGTAGCAATAGGAACCCAAATTGGAAAGTTCAATGTCTCCTGGGTGCCACTTACCCAATCTGTATCCTGGACTAGCTCATCCCCAAAAGGCCAAATCTTGGTGCCAGCACCATCAGTTATCCTGACCTTTGCTACACCAGCCCATGTTCCTGCCGCAGTTAGTTTGAAGCCACATATCTTTGTGGGTTTGGTTATGGTTGACTTATCCAATAAGTCTTTCCAAGTTACACCATTGACATCCGTTGCAGCCACAGCTTCCTGACTGAAAACGGTCTTGTCCAGGAAGTCGGTTCTGGTTTCAATGGTATCAATTAGGCCATCAATTACATCCAGCTTATCCTCTAGGGTAGTGGCAGTATCAACCAAAACCAAATCAACAACGGCTTTGATGGCATCAATTTTGGCATCTAAGGTTGTCCCTGTATCTACAAGGATAGCCTCAACTGTGGCCTTGATGCTGGAAATGTCAACATTCTTTGCCTGTCCTCTAACATTTTTTAACATCTCTAACCTCCCTGCCCCATGTAGATTACTTCAAGTTTGGCTGTGCCACCATCATTGATACAGCGGAAATTCTTTAAGGCTCCTGCTCCCCAAACCTCAAAGGTGGTATCCTCGTTTATCTTGATACCCTTAGTGGCTGTAGGAACGCTACCATCTATACATATCCTAATATCACCATCAACTGGCTGGACAATGGCATAGATTACATTAAGGCTGGTAGGTGGTATCTGTGCGGCAGTGAATCCTACTGCGTCAACAAGACTGGTAATGGTCTCCCTTGCCTTGACTACAAATATCATAGTCCTAATTTCCTCCTCTATGATTTATTTGGAGGTTGTTTAAGGCACAGCCTCCAAAGCCTTTGGTGCATGTCTACTCCTTGCTAGCCTCCTGATTAGCCAGCCAAAGAGGGTTTGTCCTGTCCTTAACTTCTTTCTCTGCCATTTTCATTCTCCTCCTATACTTTAATTTATGGTGCAAGCGTTAGGAAGAATATCGGTATCCTGTGGTCAGTGGAGGCGGTATAGCGGCCTATTAGATTGCCAGCATCCTGATACTTCTCGGTGTAAGCAAATCGTGATGCTACCGCACCATCAGTGTCGAACAGAACTACCGATTTCTCAAACTCCAGGTCTCCGAAGAATTGCACTGGAACGCCAGCACAAGGCCCCCAGGTCTGTCCCCAGAAGTAGCAACCAGATGTTACTACCAACAGAGGGAAGCAGACAATAGACATTATTTTAGCCACAGCTGCACTAATGGACATACCCCTTGTTACTGTAGCATAGGGATTTTTGACCACCTGAACCTTATTGGTAGTCAGAACAGCAGGGGTAACCTTGTCCAGATAAAGGTCTACAGTTGAACCATCACTGGCAGTGCTGCGAATAATGTTCCTAATCCAAGGTCCCCAACCCTCAACGGCTATGTAGCCACCAGCCCAGTAGTTTGCTGTGTGGCTTAGGTCGGTATCAGGAATAGTGATAAACTCAACTCCAACAGCTTGTCCGCCTGCTAACGCCAAGGTGTAGAGCCCAACTATACCACCATCATGTGCTCCCATGCCACAATAAAGACCTGTAGCAGCATAGCTATACCTGAAGCTTCTATCGCCCTCTACAAACCTTGTCCCAATAGGATACTTCTGGTTTGTATCTTCAACATACACATCAGGTAAGAGCAGATTACCCCAACCTTCTTCTCCCTCTGCCCAAGGGGGCATATAGATGGTCCTTCCATTTACACGCCTCAAATCGTGGTTTACATATTGTTCAGTCATTTTTTCTTCTTTCCTCCTTTATTTATTCTAGGCAGCAATCGGAGCATCCGTTACATCGTAAATCCTGCCCAAGCAGAGTTTACTACCAAGCAACGGTGATACATAGGAAACCAATCTGATTCCCTTGGCATCATAGTCCTCTAGCTTGTCAAACAACTCAATCCTGTAGAGCTGGCTTCCCATTTCAGGGTCTCCAAATCCCACACAGAGACCAGGATTCCCTGCAAATACATCACCAAACTTTACTAGGAAAATTGAGTATGCCTCACCAGCCGTATTCTTGGTTCTAGGGGCATTACTGCCATCATCTTCCTTCACCAAGAAATCAGTCCTTACGATAGGAATCCCATCAAAGAACATTATCCTCTTGCCCATCTCGTTTAGTCCATAACTAATCATGGCAAAAGAGCTAGAGGCAGTCCCTAGGTTAGCAAAGCCTCTCTCTTGGTAGGCTGCATCCATCCTTCGGGCAATAACCATAGGCATATAGATAATGTCCACACCATGCTTCATGGCATCTATCTGGGTCCTTAGCCTATTAAGCTCCAGAGCACCAGCCATGTCAATGTCCAGGTCAGTTCCAGTCTGGATATAGGCTAGGTCATGCAGACCAGAGAATTGCTTGGAATCAGCAGCAGGGTCATCATAGATTAGGTTATCACCCAATGCTAGGGTAACACCTTTCTTGATTTCCAGGAGTGCCTGAGCCTCATAGTTCTGGACGGTTCCATAGACATCAACTATGAAGTTATCCAGGAGTCTCTGCATTCCTTTCCTCTTTAGGGTGGTCTCCTGAGGGTCATATTCCATACTGGAAACCCAGGTCATCTGTTGGCCAATATCCAGATTCTCAACATCAGCCTCCAGGGTTACCTTCTCTCGGTTCCACTTTATGGACTTTCCCTGAGCCAGAGCCACAGGAGCACGCTCCAGTAAGTTCTCCCGCTTGATGATTTCCTCAACAACACCAGGAAGCAACTGGGATTCGGTTAGCCTTTCAGCTTCAGCTAGATTTTTCCAGTGTCCAATAACAGCTCCCATAATTTATTCCTCCTTATTTTGATTTACTTCGGATTTCTGCTAACTCCGCCTTGGCTTGTTCCAATGCAGTTGTAGGAGCAGCAGCTCCGCCTCCGCCTCCGCCAAGGTCCAATGTGGCTGGCTTGGCTTTATTACCTACCAGCTTTAGGGCTTCCTCCAAACTATTTAGTTGGTCCATTGTCTTACCCACAAGAGTGCTAACATCCACGCCATAGGTGGCGGAAACATTAACCTTCTTTAGGTCAAGTAGCTTCACTTCTGAGCCACTTACTGCTTCCTCAGCAGCCTTTAGTTTGGTTTGGAGTTCCTCTACCTGAGCTTTGGTACTTACTCCATCTTTGAGTTGTTCCTCAAGCTGCTCTTTGGCAGCCTGCATTTGAAGAAGATTTCCATGAGTTTCATCCTTTAGCCGAATAGCCTCGGCTACCTGGGTGAGTAGCTCACTTTCCTTCCTCTCTGCACCCGACTTAACCGCTAAGAGGTCTTTTTCAGGAACCATCTTTGGTCCTTCTCCTGGTGGTGTGGTCGTCTGAGTTGTTGGGTCATCCATTGCTCACCTCCTACTTTACATAATAACACAAGCACAAAAATTTGTCAAGTCGTAGCTAAATAGTTCATGATACATCACTACAAGCCCTTGGTGTTATGTCTAGCAGAGCTTGTATATAGCTGCCAGATTCGGATTAAGTATATCACTCTATCAAGCTCATTCTATCCTTATCAAAGGCATCCACCATAGCCTTGGCCTCATCAGTCCTCGGCACGGAGACATAGCCAAATATACAGAGATAAGAGTCCAGCTTTGGTGATACCGTCCTTAGCTTTAGCCTGGCATCGGTTAGGGCAGTGGTATATTCGGAGATTAGTTGTCTGCCAGTGGCTGGTCTAACCATGTCCTTAATCTCATCCCGTCTGGCATGGGTGGTAAGGTCAGCATAATACTCGGCTATTATGGCTTTCTCATCCTCGGAGTATTGGTTAAGTATCACATTCTGGATAGCCCAATAACCCCTGAAATAGGTATTGACAATATCACGCCATTTTGCCTCTAGTGGGGTTTCATATTCCCTAATATAGGAATCAAACTCATTCCTTAGTCTTTCTGGTAATGCCATCCTAAGAGCTTCCCGTTTTATGTAGAAGGTAGTCCAGTCAATGTCCTCCTCACCTGTATATTTATTTTTGGCCACCTCAGGACTTATTTCAAAATACATCCTAAGAACCTCATCAAACATACTGGCGGTTGGGGATGGATAACCCTGTTCCCTGAGTTGGGCTGCCCGCTCCTCTAAGGTTAATGCCACATCCACATATTCATCCGATGCCTTTAGGTTATCAAACCTATCTATGTATCGGTTCCAATTGGCTGCCCTGGCTTCTACCCATTCACGACCTTTAAGGTGTAGTTCGGGAGTAGGATTCAAGAAAGCCATGTTTATGTTTTCCTGTTCACTAACTCTGTCCTTTTGATATACCTCGGCATCCCTCCAAAATCTGTTGGTTTTCATGTCCAGTTCTGACCACCTCTCTGGTTTAAGGACAACACCTCTGCCAAGGAATATTCTATATTCCCAGATTTGGTTCATTGCTCTGCGGAGTGGTGGAGACATAATTGCTGGACTAACATCGGATGGTCTCATGTTATGTTTCCAGAGATAGTCCTGCTGTTCGGCTGTCAATCCAGTCTGGGCTTCAATCATGTCAGTAACCCGCTCAAATGCCTCTATCTGCTCCTCAGGCCTCAGGCGAAAGATGGTAATGTTTTCCATTAGGAGACCAAGCCATGCACGGTATTTGGCAGCTTCCTCCCAAACGGCTTCTTCCTCAACGACTATCCTCTTTCGTTCCTCCCATGCTGCTATTTGCTCAGGAGTCAGTTGACCCGCTGCTATACGCATTTCCATATTCCTACGCTCATCCTCGGACATACCCCATCTACCTTCCATACGCTTAATCCATAGCTCCTGGCCAGATTGTCCACCAATTAGTTTACCACCAGCCTTAATTTGCATCTCATCTATTTTGGTTACTATGTTATAATCCCTAAAGTTATCATGGAATACATGGTCAGTTAACCATAAGGCGTTTTGGCTAACCTTGTCTATTGGTGATGCGGCAAGGATATTCAGTCCAGTCTTATACATGGCTGGCATAGCCTCTCCGAGGTTGGGTGGTCGCCCTTCTGCGGAGAAGGCTGGCATGGCAACTATTGGAAACATGAAATGGGCACCTGGGTAGAAACCAAACCTCATCATGCCATCCATTACCTCAGCGGCAGGACCTAATTGCTGGTAATAGTATGGATAATCTCGCCTGGTTAGGCCAAAAGTCAGACCAAATATGGAGCCTCTGGCTAGGTTAACTTGGATGTCGGTGCCTGGTATTGGAACATAGCCATGCTCGGAATATTCACTGTATTTACCCCAGGCTGCTAGGACACCTGGCCTCCGAACAAATGTTCTTGGTAAGAAAAACCAACGTTGACTCTCATATGTGTTTCCTGTTGGCATTATTGAACCGTTACAATTCATAAACCATGTTCCTGATGGAGTAACAGGACACCAGACTTTACCTTTGTAATGCTTGGTAAACATCCTTCTAGCCTGTTTGGCATGGTATGGCTTATGGTTATTAAGAATATTAACACGACCAATACCATCAGGATTATCTTTAGCCCTAGGTCCAACAGTAATAGCTTTACCCAATAATATAGAAAGCATTTGAAAGGCATCCATGACCTTACCAGGATTTTGTATAAAGCATTTGTTACCATTCCAATCACTACCTTCTGCCTTAAACATAGCATCCCACATAGCCTCAGCAGCTTCCTGGGATAGCTTGGGTATTATCTCAGGTAACTGTTCCTTATCAGGACAGATAGCCAGTATCCTATCACTGTCAATTTGTTTTGCCTTAACTACCCAATCAGTAGCACCTTCAGTTCTAGGGTATCCTTCAGTCCATAGCAAATCCTCTATTTCTGATAGATATTTATGTATGGATTGGTATATCACTATATTAGGTTTTCTACCATTGCTTCTTTGGACATAGCCATCAGTAACCAACCAACCTAATATAGCTGCATCTCTAGGAGATAGAATACTATCGTTAGGAAAATTGTGTGGTAATGCTCTAGGTATTAAATCACTAACTTCCTTTAGCTCATATCCTCTTTTTATCTTAGCCTTATCTGACCAACTATTTATTATTAACCATCTATGATTGGGAGTAAATTCTATATCCTTGCCTTTGGCTGGTATCACCATAAGGTCATCATCATAATCAAATACCGCTATATCCTGGACTGGTTCCCAATTAGTAGTTAATGTTTTTGGATTAACTGTAAGAACATCCTCATCTATTTGGAGTTCCCAATGGTGTTTCCAACCACACTTTGTTAAAATGGTTGTATGCTCTGGAGTGCACCAGTAAGGAAATATGTGCCTCATTGCATGGTCTATAACATTCTCATGGGAATAATCAGTGAAGGCTTTATAGTAGTCCTTGATGGCTTCATCCCAGGCACCTTGGCGGACGGTATCCCAATCCTGAAATTCTGGTTTCAGAACTTTAGCTGGTGGTTTAACCACTTTAACAATGGTAAAATCGCCACCACCTTTAACTGGTGGATTTAATTTAATGAATCCTTGCTTCTCAGCACCCTTTAATAATGCTAGTCCTTGTTCAGTAAGAGCACCAGAACCCAAAACTTTTCCTTGTGAATCTGCTACATCTATCAGCTCCAAAATGGCTTTAGTAGCATAGCCTTGCCTCTTAAAGCCTTCGTTAGTCCAAAGGTTATCCATCCGAATTACTTTTCCACTATCATTATAAACCAGACCAGAGGCCTCCTCTCCAGCTTTATTAACCTTTATCATTTTTTCACCAGGTTCTTTAGGGTCTATTATCAGACCACTCTCTATCTCGACTTTAGGCAATGCCTTAACAAGGGCTGGTTCATACATCATTTCATCCATACCGCCAGCTATGTTATCCACCCACTTAAAGAACTCCTTTTCCTCTAGCTTGGACATTCCCTTTAACTGCTTCAAGGTCATCATTTCATGTTCCAGACCCTTAATTTGCATCAAAGCCTTCTGGATTTGGATGTCCACATCAGGGGTTATCCTCATGTTATCCAGGATAATATCATATACACTGTGAATCTTATCCTCAGTGAATCCCTTGAAGGCGGCTGGTTTACTATCCGCAATTTTCTTAATTAGCTGGGTGAAGTGGTATCTGTCATGGAGAACCACATTCTCGGTAATGGCAGTGCTTACGGAATCTACATTACAGTCCAATACTCTGGCAATATCATTGGGGACTAAATCTCTGGCACTGGCATCCACAGACAATGGAGGTCTCCTTGGTAGCTTGCTATAAAGCTCTGAAAGGTTTGTCCTCATTATGAATTCATTGCCAAAATATTCGGCATCGGATTTACGGTAGGCATCCCAAAGTCCACTTCTTTCTGCTCTTAGGGTTTCATAGGCTCCTTTGGTTCTTTCGGTTTTAGGCATAGCCCAGAAATCATCCAATAGGCTACTATCCATTTCCCTGGCTGATGCTTTTAGGGTATCCCTGACATTGGCGTGTTCCAATAATTGACGGAGGGCATAATCCTGGTCGGTGGCTAGTTTAACATCAGGTATGGAATCCAATATCTTTTGCCTGACCTTTTGGTTAGCCACACCGATTCTGTCCATAATATCAACCAACTCGGTTCTATCCCTACGCCAAAGTTGGTCTATCACTCTACCATATTTACCCTGAGCCATTAGAGCATCCGCCTCAGCATGGGTTTTGGACATTAGTCTATGAGGGATGGCACCAGCAGTATCCTGCATAATTACCAAATGCTGATATGCCTGCATTAGGTCATCTGGAGTAGCAAGGGTCTCGGCTGCTATGTGGTCAGCCATATATTCAAAGTTATCGGCTATCTGGATTGGATAAACCTTAATATCGGCGATGGATTGGTCAGCCAGAGCCTTAGCAAAGGCAGTAGGATTATCTATGGCTTCTCCTGTGGCTATCATCTGCTCACCAAGGGTCTTAGCCTGTGGAGTTAGTTCATCCGCTTGGTAGAGAATTTTCCTCTGTTCCTGCATCATAAGGGTAGTATTATTGATGGATTCCTTCATCTCCAATACAACTTTCCTATCACTAGTCTGGACCCTGGCAAATGCCTCATTCCTTAGAGCATCGGATTTCATTGTCCTTACTTTAGGAACACGACCAGCACGGTTAATAAGGTCATCAAAGATTTTGGTAACATCCTTACCTGCTACATCTCTACCACGAATGGCAAGGTATTGGAGATATTTCTTAACCATAAAGTTCCTTCTAAAGGCATTACCCCAAACATTACTTAGCTCTACCCAATTCCTGCCCAGCCATTCGGTAATCTCCGCACCAGCAACATGTTTACCTGCTAATGGCACCCTGACTTTAATGACTTCAGGAACCTTGCCTGGAAGGAAACTAACGGTGCCAGCTCTACCAGGCATACCTCCTAACATCCCCATAACATCGGATGCACCACCAGTTATTAGTCTGGCTTCCCTGACATTTATACCAGCAATAACCAGTTGGAAGTGTTCCAATGACATTTGTCTGGGTAATACACCTTCAATCACACTACGGAACATATCCTCAAAGGCGTTCCAAGCAGGATAAGATGGAAAGCCAAGGTATGCCTCAGCCATTGGTCGGACAAACCATCTATCCAGGCGATTTCTCCACCAAGTTGATTCCATCTGGGTTACATGGTTCATCATACCAGCTACTATGCCGTGCTCCATCCTGGAGTTATAAAATTGCGACCTTACCTGGGCATCTATTATTTTCCTCTGTTGGACTGATAATGCTCTTAGTATTTCAGCAGGCTTTTCCAATGCTCCTAGAGTTTCTACCCTTTTGGCGAATTGGTTGGTATGCCTGGCAAGGAGCAAGGTGGCTCTTTTTAATCTAGGTGCAGTTTTCTCAGCCATAACAATACCGAATAGTTTGGATGCGTTCTCCTCCAGGCTACCCTTTTTGACAACAAGGTCATAGATTAGGTTATTTACATCATCTATGGTTCTACCAGTAATCTCACTGAATAGGAGTTTACCATCCAAAGTTTTGGTCCAGGATGCTATATTATCAGGAGTTACTGGAGCAATATCAGTTAGGTATTTGCCAAACTCAGCGAAGTAATCATCCGTTCCTTTGAGGGCCAACTCAGGGTGCTTGGCATAATGGTCTAGGGAGAATTTGATGGTATCCATATAGTCATCCTTGGTAAATTGGAGCACTGTCTTGGCTCCTCCCTTAAATCTCTTGACATAACCAGCCGTAGCAGCATGGATGGTAGCGGTAAATCTTTCCTGCTCGGCTCTCATTACCTGGGATGTGGCTCTGGGGATATTAGCCCATTTGGTTTTAACCCATTGGAATGGAATATCTGCCGCATAGTTGAATCCTTTTTCAGCACTAGCGACTGCTCTACCAAGCCTGCCTAGTGGTTTGGTAATTTTGGTGTATATGCCAATTCCTACATAGGTCAGTGGGTCAGCGGCAATCTCAATGGCTAGTTTAGCTCCCCAGTTGGCATCCCATTCCTCCCATGCTTTGGAATGAGCCATATACCAGTTCTCTGTGGTTCTAGCCTCATCATATAGTTTCTCGTATTCTTGGAGTCCAGGCATTAGCTGTTGAACAGTGGCAACAACACTACCTGCCACAGGATAATTGAAATACTTTAGGTATGGCATGATTACATCCGCCAAGGTCTGGAATGGTTGCAATGCTACAAACTTGGCCTTCTCCCATCCTGTTAGTTTTGGCATCTCGTATTCCAATGCTCCAGCCTTGACATCATCTATTAGTTTTTGCTGCTCACCCCATGCCTGACCAACCACCTCCATCATCTCATCATAGTCCATAGCGGTTGTGAGTTGTTCCTCAGTTAGACCCATTACAGTGGCAGAAGCCAGCAATTCCTCCGCAGTCATACCTGTTGGGAGTTCTGGTGTAGGGACTTCCCTTTTGAGCCACTTCACCATCTCCTCAACAGTGGTTAGGTGAACACCTTTGAACCTCGGCCTGGTAGGCATCGGAGCAGTAAGAAATTCCTCAATCACTTCCGCTTTCTCTGGAGTGATTCCCAGCCATTCTGGAGTTTCAGGAGTCTTGCTGGTTACCATTCTATCTATTATATCCTTGGCTTGGGCTACATCCGTATCGGATAGAGTTCCCTCACTTATACCACCAGGTAGTTGGGTCATGAAGTCCTCAAAGCTGGTTACCCTACCAGTAGATATACCCATTGGTGCAGTTTGGTATAATGTGGTAAAGAAATTGGCACGGTTGGCTTGGTTAATTGTATTTTTCCAAACCTCTTGTTGTGCTACAAATTCCCTACCTCTAATTTCTGGCTCAGGTGGCACAGGTTTACCTATTGCAGCCCGTATCATACGGTAAGGAACTGCGAATGGTATCTCGGCGACCTTGCCTATCCATGCACCAATTCTCTCTACTATGTGTGGTGGTTCTGCTTGGAGTCTAACCAGCTCTGCTCTGGCTTTTTCCTCCTCACTAACCCAAAATGTAGTCTCTGTTTCCCACTTCTTTAATTCATCCAGAAATCCATTAGGCATATTAACCTCCTAATTCTCCAGGTGGTGTCATTTCCTCTCTAGGTGCAGCCGTCCTAACTTCTTTGGTAGGTGGTGCTGCTGGTGGTTTGCCTGGTTCAGCACCAAGTTGGGCTTCTACGGCATCAGCGGCTTTGGTGTATAGGTTAGCGGTGGCGGTATCACCAGCATCTCCAGCCATTTTAGCTATCTCACGGTAGGAATCTATCAAGGCCAGTGCCTGGGCTATTGGGTGCATTAAGGCTTCATCCTTATTGACTAGACCTTGCTCCCTTATTGGGTCTTTAATCTCAGGGAACATAAGGTCGCAGGTAGTGCCATAGCCAACTCTGAAGGAAGGATTCATCATCCTGGCTCCCGTCATTCTCTGTATCATGCTGCCAGGGATGTTTATGTTATAGGTTACCTCGAATTCAACCTCGGGTGGAATATTCTTAGGCATTTTGAATTTGTAAGGAGTTAGTCCCCTTTCCCGCATTTCATGGAACCAATAATTATCTATGTCCGCAAGAACAGCAGTCATAGCCTCAGCATAAGGAGCCAATGCACCAACGGAAACACTAGCTATCTGGGACATCATGTAGCCAGATAGTTGCTGCTGGATGTTACCATACAGTGCCCAAGGGAATAAGCCTCTCTGGATTCTATTGCCATAATCAAATAGTATGGCTCTAATTTCCACTGGGATTGGCACAGTTGGCAAAGGAGCAACATCATCCTCAGGACTACCTCGAAATATGGCTCCCCTCTTAAATAGGGTCTCTGGGGTTAGGATACCTTTATCCCCACGGGACCGTTCAAACCATCTGGGATTGGCACTATCCCTGACCAACTGTTGGACATAACTCAACATTTTATTTTGGTTATTAAACTCATCGGCATTAGGAGCCAGTATAGACTCCCCATAATTCTTTTGCCAGTCCTTACCTGACTTAATACTGCCCATGTCTGGCAAACCAGCAACTGGAGAGGTAAATACAGGGATGACACTGGATGCCTGTTCGGTTCTGGCTAGCTTGGACATTGGTTTAACAAGGACATTACCCATCACTATGGCATTGGCTACATCACCATCATCATCTATGATAAAGTAATTATATACGGTGGTATTAGCATTGAATGGTCTAGGCAGTACCCACTTGTTTATCCTAGCTTTGCGGTTGGCTGCCCTTGGGGTTAATTCATAAATATGGGCACAGCGTTCCTGACCATCACTGGAGAATTCCGAGAATACCTCTGCTGGGTTCCAGACCTCGGCTATCAGTTCCTCTGGTGTGGCATGGACAAATACAGAATACCACCCAGTAGCCAGCATGAAACTCATGAGTTCCCTAAGCCAGGATTGCCTACCTAATCTCCTGTGGTCCCTTTCAATACGCTTCCAATGGTCGGTTACATACCGCTCTAGGGTGCTGGTATCCACTATCTCAGGGCGTTCCAAACCCTCTGTGGGTATGCTGTGGTTAACAATGCTGGATGTTAGCAGATGGAGTCCCATCCTGAATCCTGTGCCAGGGTCATTGCCTATAACACTTTCCATATCCTTTTGCTCTAGGTTGTTGGTCAACAGGAGCAAATCATACCACTTCTCAAATTGTGCCTTCCTGACTGACCAAAAACTTCTTAGCTCATTGCATTGGGTGATAATGTCGTTTACCTTTAACTCTGCCATATTGTCCTCCCTATGTATATTATTATACCAATTATTATAATGATGGCGGTGGTACCACCAGCAATATAATAGTGGTATTCCTTCTCCAGTGGATTGTCATATTCCATCGGCATTGGTAGTTTCCTCCAAATCCAAATAGCATGACCAAACCCTATTATAAAGGCATGCCATTCATCCCATGTTGGTTTCATGTTACCATTTATACCCAGAGGCACCTACAAACCCTCTCTGGATAGGGCGACTGTCTCTACAAACCAAACCTATAGCCACAGCATCATGGATGTCATCCGCACCTGTGGATATAACCTTATCTCCTGCTAGGCGGATATTCCTACACTCACTGATGAAATCCATGTCATGGACAGTCATGGTGTTTAGCATCCTAGCCATGGTGTGGAGCATAAAGTCCTTAGTCTTGGGAGTGGTTAACCACCCTAGTTCATTGCTCTCCCTACCACTGACCACATCCCTCCTAAAATAGACATTAGGGTAATCCTTCATCAGCGGAGCTATCGCCAAACCGTGGGAATTGGCTTCCCAGGTAATCATGGCGTTATTATAATATTTGGCTAGTTCCACAGCCTTATGAACCGTGGTCTCTGGACCCCATAGTCCTGCTGCCCTGGCACAGTATATTGGTCTATCCTCCACAAAGCTCAATACCACAATGGCTGTTTGGGATACCTTAGCCTGTCCAGGGTCTATGGCTACCAGATACCATTTACCTTCTTCTGGTGGATACCAGATGCTAGCACCATCCCTATGCACCTGGGCAGGGTAGCAATCCTTAGCCCTTTCGTTAAGCACATCGGTATCATAAAACATATCACCAGCAGCGAGCCAACAGGATACCTCATCTTCGGGGAATTCCTGCTGAAACAGTTTAACAAGCTCACCACCTCTCCTAAGGCTTTTCTTCTCCTTGATTTTATACCTACGCCACCTAATCTGACCCATGGTTAGCCCATGGTTATTGACCAACATGGTTTCGGTTGAATCCATGTCTGATATGTCCTCGCCATCCATAGTGTATTCGGGATGTATAAACCAAGGATAGAAATGTGGAGCAAATACTGATTTGCCTTCTTTGGCTAACCAATACATATCATGGAAATCATTATGCTCACCGTTGGGAGTGGAGAATACATCCACAGTGCCGTCAGGTGGAACTCGGTCTATTGCTGGAGCTAGGATTCTATCGGTGGCTCCTGGTTCCCAAAAGGCAAACTCATCACATAATAGGTGGTGGATGGTCTCGGCTCTACCAGCCACATAGCTCCTAGCCGAGCTAATATACATGGAACTGTGGATGTCAGGAAAGGTTTTTTCATACGAGGAACGGTGGTGCATCTGAGGAAAACCTGGTATGCCCATGGCATTGACTATATCGTAGAAGAATTGGGCTTTGTCCAGCAATCTCTGGGTAATAAATTCCTCGTAGGCTATCAGGACAGTGTTGGTTCCAGGATTGGTAATGGTATCTATCAACCTGGTGGCTAGCCTCTCGGAGCTGAAACCTACCTGGGCTGGTTTGACCCAAATATCCCTACCAGTCTGGGTTATCTGAACATCCTGCTGAATAGGATTAAGGATGAATGGAGTCCTCTTACTGGATTTGTTCTCAATCCATAACAAGGATTCAATGAATTTCCTTCGGTCTTGGATGAGTTCAGCAAATAGTTTGGTCTGTGTTACCATTATTTCCTTTTTCGTAACCCTCTCAAAGTTAATGCCAGCCTGGCTTGCTTGCCTAGCCTACCAGGCTTCTTGGCAGCAGCCCTAATCCTGGCAAGGGGAATCTTTTTACCTTTTGGAACCTTCAAGGCTCTGTGGAGTGCTCCTGGTCTCTTGATGGCTTTTGCTATCCATTTCCTTACCGCCATGATTCACCTCCTTTTAACCCTCCTTAAAGCATTTTTTGCATATTGGAACAGCCATAGCGTGTTTATCCTGTGGTCTGACCAATATGCTATGGATTACCATGCAAATCTTATCACCTATTTGGAACTCCTCACCACAAATATGGCATTTGGTTTCCTTCCAGGCTAAATCATCAGCCTCAAATGTAACACTACCACCTGCACCATATTGGTTGGTGGTTATCACAGTAACACTGGCATCAGAATCATTCCTGAAGAATCTAATATCACCATCATACCTATCCATCCAAATATCATGTGGAACCTTATCATTGTCAGCAGGTTTGAATACCATCTGTCCACCCTCCAAATTACTATCCTGCTTTGCTAAAACCAACTCATCGGCTGTCCTACCAGCTACCATATAATATTGACTATGGTCATCACCATCCAAACCATCCATACTCCCATGGTCTTTGGTATAATTATCTACAATATATTTCTTGGTAGCGGCATCCTGGTCATCCACAGGGTCAACCACATTTACTATATTATGGGTATTGGCATCCAGATTACCTTGGAGTTCCAATATGGCATTTTCATACAGGATTAACTTGACTACTGCGTTCCACTGAAATTGGACTTTTGCCAGGTCATCATCAATACTATGGATAAGGTGAGTGATGTCAAAGTATTTCTCATTGGTCTGGGCGTTTTTCCAATACTGGGCTGTGACCACCAATTCCAATTCCTTCTTAGTGGCACCAGCGGTGGCTGGTCTGGCTCTGAATCCAACTGCCCTGATGGTGGAATCATGCTCATCATGGAGACCAAACATTATGTCTGCCTCATCACTCCCTCCAACTCTGAACCAATGGGCAGAGTCAAGGTCAACACCAGTAATATTGGTTCTCTCATTACTAAACTCAACCTCACCAGTAAATGCCCTGGAGGCATCAACTAAGGCGTATATGGTGTGGTCATCATCTCCTAATCCAGTTAATACCCCGTGGTCTGTTACTCCAGCATTATCATCCACATATTTCTTGGTAGCAGGCTCATAATCACCATCAGGAGTAAATACAGCCTCATTCTCCTTATATAGGTATCTAATATCACCCCTGCCATCTGTATGGTATTGGGAATGGTCATCATCATCTAGCCCACCTAATTCCCCATGGTCTGTGATAAGCGTTGTTGGGAAGAACACCTGATAGGCTGCGGCTATTTCGGTAAATTTATCTATCTGTTCCTTCTTGATGATGCGTGCCACCAAGAGACAATAGTGCTGTAGGAAGTCTGGTATATTACTTGGTAAAGCAGCATCCTGGGCCTGTGTGAGTTTATAATCACCCTGCCCATAGAGAACCTGCAAATGTCCATCAAGGTCTAAGAATACCCAGTGAACACCATATCTATTAGAGGTAAGATTGGCAAGTGCTCCTACTCCTGAGACATCGTTATATTGCCTATTACTAATCTGGGTTTGGTCATGGGCAGTTTTTGCCCAAGCATTGTTAATCCAAGACCAGTAGGTAAAATAATCAGTGGATGTATCCAATGCACTTTCTATTTCAACCTTATTACGCCCTGCATAGAAAACACCTGCACTAAGGTCAAAGGTTCTATCCTCATCATCGGTAACAATGAGCCCCGAAGCCCTCTCAACATAACGAACCTCATATAACCGTTCATGCTCTTTCCTCATAAAGTTGGCAAGTTGGACACCTGACTGCATAATATGGAGAGTGGTACCATCCCTGTAAACACGACCCAAGGTGAATTGCCTATTTAATTCTATATCTGACCTTGTAACCGTTGCCAAAATCTCTATGGTGCTGGGAGCCGTGAATTTGACATAAACATAGTTAATCTTCCCAGTGGTTAGAATATCAAGGTTGGTCTGTGCTGCCAGGTTAAAACTCTTGGTGATGCCTATTTCCGAGTCTGTGGTTTTGATAAAACCTCTAAGGGCAGTGGTATTTATTTTGCCAGCACCAGCATCAGACATTATACCACCTTCAATATAACCAGCGGACTGGGTGTTGTTTATCCAGTCCTGAATATCATCATAGGTAGCTTCACCTATCTCCTCAATCTCCACATTTTCGGCATCCATGCTGGTAACAGAAATAGCCTCGGCACCCCATAACCCTGTGGCAGCATCATAGGTCAGGACATAGTTATCCGTTGGGGATGGTATATCCACATCCCTAAGGTTATTTAATACCTCTGGTGTCTTAATCATACCTTTGTATAGCGACCTGAGTAACCTATAGGGTGAGCCTCTCCACCGACATTCTTAATCCTAATGCGGTTGGTGTAGTCTATATCAAAGCCAAATCTGGCATAGCAACCTGCTCCAGTGGCAGAATCGAAATCCACCTCATTGGTGCCATCATAGAATTTGATTTCCACATCATCCTCAAAGTAGATGTTATTCACCACAGCTTCCTTCCCGCTGGCTGGTCTAATATCCAGATGGGCATTGTTCTCTACGGATTGAATATCAGAAAATACCTCACCAACAGCCATTACTTTCTCCTGCCAATCGGACCCTTGCCTTTGCCAATACCTAATCCTCTACCTTTACCCTTACTTCGGATTTTACTGCCAGGACACCTTTTCATTACTCTCCTTTATTTTTCCTATATGCCCGTTCACTCATTAGTCCTACTATTATTGGTATTGCCATAGCCAGGAACCATTGTGGTGGGGTTGCTATCCCAGCAGCATGGATTATAGCCAAAACACACAAGGTATAGGCTAATCCTATGGCTATTATTGGTCTAAAGTTTTGTTTCATTTTAGATATTTCCTAATTTCCTTATATTGACTTATTCCAAGTTCTCTCTGCCTGATATACCGCCTAGCCTTGAAGGTAGCCCTGACAGGATGCTTTAATGCAACGCCTCTACCAGTCAGTTTGAATCTTACCCAGCCCTTGATTGCCTTTTTGTAGCTTGGTTTCCTTATCCTAGCCATATCTAATCCTCCTTTTATACCGTTGTCCTCGGAGCCCAATCCTGGTTATCTGAGCCTTCATCAGGTTGTGCCTCCCTGCCACCTTTTGACGGAGTGTGGCTCTAACTCCCTTCGCCATGATTTCTCCTTATGAAATCCATAAATGTCGTTAAGGTTCCTTCCAATGTGGCTACATGGCGACTAATGCCATTGACCCTATCATCCAGGTCTTTTAGATTGGCAGCTATATCATTAAGGTCTTTAACCTTTTGGGATAGCTTACCATAGCTATAAACCCAGCCAATGATGTTTGCAATGACTACCGCTCCAATGACTATTAGGCTGACCAATGTATCCATCTAATTCTCCTTCAACTCGGTGATTAGTTTATTATCCTTATCCCTCCTTAGCTCGGTGTAATGGCAAATAGGACACTGATACAATGTCTCATATTTGGTCATTTTGACCCTCCTCATTGGTTTTTCGCAATGGGGGCAAATCATCCATTATTCCTCCCTGGTTATTTTAATCTCCTCCCTCTCCCTACTGACTTGAAATATCAGTTTGGTAAAATCAAACCCTTCACCAGTGGTCTCACCTACCAACTGCTGAATCATGGCAAATTGCTGTGGAGTGTAAAAAGCCCTAAGTTTGAGTAGGTATTGGTTTTCCTGCTGGCTTAATTCGGTGGGAGCCTTTACACTCTTGATAAGGACTTCCAAATCCTTTTGAAGGACTAGATGGAAATTGCGGGTAAATTCAATGTTTAGGTATTTGGCACTGAGCTGTTCCTTTAGCACACTAAGACCTGTGGTGTCAAGTTTGGCAAATTCAGCATCTTCCTTTCGCCATCTCCTAATGCTAGTCTCGGTAATGCCAACCAGGTCCCTGGCTTCTCTGAGGGTGAATCCACACACCCTGTAGGAGAGATATTTGGACTTCTTGCTGTCCTCTGGGTAGTATGGTATTAGTGCTTGGGCAATATCCTCTGGTGCCCCAATCTCTGTTCCTGGTTCTATGTCGCTCATTATGTAAAGTGTAACACTAATTCAATTTTATGTCAAGTAGCTTGACTTCGTAGCTGTGAGGAGCTATAATATAGCTATAGGAGATAACATGGATATTAGAATGGTCTGGTGTAGGAAGCAAACCAAGTGCAAGTATTGTGAAGAGGTGATAGAGATAGCCACCCCGATGGTAATGGGCAGGCTATACAAAGGACAGAAAAGGAGACTCACCGTTACATTGTATTGGCATCCTCAATGCTGGGTAGCTACCGAGCTGGCTTACCTTAACGACAATCCCTATACACCAGGAATTCGTGGCAGGAAAAGACTCAGCTTGCCACTGGATGACCAGAGGAAGCGGTTCCTGCTTATCAGGAGGTATAACACACTGAAATCAAGGAAGGATAAGCTACCAAGTGGTAATCCTGATAATATACTAAGGATTATTAGTATGGAAGAAAAAATGGCTCAGATAGCCAAGCAAATGGAAGAAATAGGAGGTGTTCCTCAAAAATGGACAATGAAGGTTTAATGGTTGATTTCCGCAACTATATCGCCGATGGATTGTGGAAATGCGATAAATCTCCCACAAATGCTCATTGGTGGATTGAGGTAACAAGGAATGGCTGCTATGGTCTATTCAGTTGTAAATATTGCCATGAGACCAGGCTGTTCCCGATAAATATGGAAACCGCCAGGACAGTATTAGGGAGTGTTGGTACAATGCCAAAATTAGGAGGTGAGTAATGAAGGCAGAAAAATGTCCAGTGTGTAATGGAGTAGGACTGGTATCAGGTGGATTTTACAGCAGACCAGGAGATTGTGAAGCATGGGTTGCCAGTGAGATGATGGAAACCTGCCGAGCTTGTGGAGGCAAAGGCTGGGTAGAGGTATCCGAAGAATTGGGTTCTCTGGTATCCACAGATTATCCATTCACTGCCATTGTCCCTGGTGTACCTTATAGGGAGCCAAACACCACAGGATGAAAGTCATTGTTGTCCATCCTAGAACATTAAAG